GCGGTTTTTTGGTTAACTAATTTGATATTTTATATCCTTTAGATTTGAGTGTGTACCTCATCTATTGTTTTGTTGATCGTTTTGTCATGTTTTATATATATTATTTAATAAGGTTCAAGTGTGTGCCTTATCTTATTTTATTTTATTTTTCTAGACTAGATATATTTTTAGCTTTTGTTAAGTAAAAGTTATAGCTATTATACTATGTTAGTTCACTGTGTGTGAATTTGTTTTTCTGTATAGAGAGTCGAATTTGTATAGATTCGATGATTAATCTCTATTGAACTTTTTATAGTTTTAAAGTTCTTTACCCGTATGGGTTTGCTCTGCAGAGAGCCTTTTGGTGTTATTTTGTCATAATTTCATTTTTTGTTCTTTTTAATGACTTAATACGAAGTTGTGACTCGTATTTATTAGAAACTAGCTTAAGATTGTGAGTTTTGAATTTCAGATTAAGAGTAAATGTGCTACTGATATAACTAGTAATTATATTGTACTACATATTAATTTGTGTTTGTTTTGGCCAGTCTGCCTTTTGTTAGGCTATACGTGAATCAGCTTAGGTTGTGTTCAGTAGTCACGTACGTATGTAATTTAATGGACCCAACCAACCCCGCTAGAATGAGTCTAGCTATAGGGTTGACTCCCCCGAATAATCAGAGTAAGTGCCTTAAAATGGTGCGATGGGCGAATGATACCTTGAGTGGTACGTCCCAGCTGTGTGCTGAATCAGGCCGATTTGTAAAGAATGCGGTGACAGTTTTTGTAAGACTGATGTTACTAACCACCCTTTTCTATGTCATTGTTCTTTTTAGTGAGATGTTTTTGGTTTGTTGTGGAGTTTATGATTGGATTTATTATCTGATTTTGAACAATATTACTATTCCTTGGCATGCTTATACTAGACGTTATATTATTGAGAGACATGTGTTGTTTCAATTAGGTAATGATGCGTCTGAGATCAATGTTAGGCGAGAAGTTGCCACTTGTTATGGTGGATTGTTTTCTGATGCTTTGAGCTTGTTGTTTGGATGTTTTTATCCGCGAGCTATTGAAGCTTCTGATTATACTTTACCGTCTCAAGTTTTAGATGCTGAAGAATTTTTTGATTTGCCTCGTTTATTTCGTCAGAGAGCTGTTCGTACTTCGGAAGTTGTATTGGATCGTGATTTTGATGATGATTTGAATGCCTTTCAAAGACGTCTTAATGATATATTTGAGAGACCTGTTCCTCTACGTACTTTGCGAGAGGAAAATAATATCCTTCTGGGTATTAGAGAAGGTTTTCTTAGTGATTCCGATGATTCTTCTTCCGATGATGACGATGACGATTATAGTGATATGCCTGTGTTGATTCCAGCTGCTGATTCTTTTAGTAGTGTTAGGGGTGTACCAAGTTTGGATTCTTTTCCAACTTTTGTTCCTAATGCGATTCCCGTTGTGGAAACTATTGAGTATGTTGCTTGGGCTGATATGATGATGTCTACAGGTTTTGTGGTTTCAATTGTTACTTTTTTGATTACTTTAGTTTGCATGTTTTATGATTGTTTTGTTAAGCGCCGTGAGTGGCGCAAGATTGATGAACAGATTCGTAAAGCGCATCCTGAATTGGTTGAAAATTTGTTAACTTTTGGATCTAATAAGTCCAAGTTTAAAAACCAGAAAAAGAATCTGTTTGAGACTTTTGATGGAAATCCGTCCAATAATTTGGATCGTATGTTTCATAAGAAGTTTTTGAAGACTATTCCTTTTGGTGATACTAAGATTAAGTTGAATTTAATCGGTTATACTATTTGTGATCGAGGTCGTTTGAATTTTCCTGTGTATTGTGATAAAAAGCAATTTTTAGAACAAGTTATGCCCGATGTTATGAGAATGTCGCGTAGTGATTATTTTGATTTTTCTTTAGGTCTTATGACTGAGAAGAATTTTCATTTGTTTCACAGAATTTTGTCTCCAATGCCTCAGTATGATTTAAGTACTTTGACTTTGTTAGGAAGTGTTTTTATGCAGTTTTGTGTATTATTTACTTCTGAGTTTTGGTATTTGTTTTTCATTATGCATTTTATTGTTGGATTTTTATTGGAATTCGTTTCTTATCGAGATCTTGCTCTGATTGCTCCTTTTTATGAAGAATTTTTCAAACATTTCGTTGGCGGACCAACGTTTGCTACGTTTGAAGCTATTGAGAAAATTCAAAAGTATGGTTATTCCATGCGGGTGTTCCGTTCATTTGCGATTCACTGCTGTCTAGGATATATTCCATGGCTTAGTGTAAGAATCTTTATTCATTTCTTATGGAATTTGTATTTTGTTAATGCCATTGATAGTTGTACTTTTAGTACGTCTTTGGTTGATTTTGAGAAACAAATTTCTATGGTTGAAGAATTTTCGCGAGTTACGAACCTGATACGGATGCTTTGTTTGAAAGATATAACTGGAATGTTTGCTGCTATCATGTCCAATGTTACGTGGTATATGAATATTTGCAATATCCTTGGAGAATCTATTGATATTTCAGATATTTGGAGTTTTATTCCTGTTGATTTTGCAACCGCTGGTGAAGTGGTTGGTCTTGAAGGAGAGCAAAGTCGTGTTTCATTTTTTATTGATCGTATGCGATCCCTGCTTCCAAGGTGGGTTTCGCATTCTCCTGTTTATGCTAAGTTGACTGCTTTAATTGTTTTGATTACTTCTAGTACTTTTATTACTACTAGTTCTGTGTTTTTGAAACTTTCTAAGTTTTTTGACTTTTCTGAGTTGGATTTACTTTCTACTGCTGCTGAACCACTTACTGTCTTTTTTAGCGTTATTAAAGGTGTGTTTTGCGGGTTTCAGAGAGTTTATGAAACCGGGTCTTGGAGAGATTTCTTTGATTTACCTAGAGATGTTTACTTTGTTGTTGAAGCGACAAAATTTCTGTATGAGGCTGAAAAGCCTCTAACTGAAGAGCAGATGTTGTCAAATTATGCATTTGCTCAGCGATTGATTGATGATCGATTGTATTCTGTTAATAGTACTGAAATTAACCGTAAACTTGATGGGTTGCGTAAATACGTTACTGATGTTAAAGTTCGTTTGAAGGACTTGACTGTTAGGACTCCTCCTATTGTAATTTTGATGAAAGGCGAGCCAGGTGTTGGTAAGACGACTCTTATTGAAAATACTATAGATTATGTTGCTGTTCTTTTGAATATGGTTAGATTTGTTGGTGACGTTATTAATTATAATGTCTGGGACAAATTTCCCATTTCTAGTGGAATGCACAAGTCGGCTAAGTATCTTGTCATAAATGATGCTCCTGATATCTATAGTGATTTTCCAATGAAAGATTTGATGCCGATGGACGTTATTATTCAAAGAGTGGTTGACACTGCCCCGTTAGATTTTCGTTGCGCTGCCGTTGATGATAAAGGAAAAATGTTTAATGACATTGTTCTTGTTATTATTACTTGTAATTCTGCCAGTTTTGTTTGCCCTGGACCCACTGAAAAGTGTCAGAGGCGATTAGAGTATGGAGTTTTAGTTGATGTTTCCGTTAAAACGGATAATAAGACTTTGCAGCATAAGGAGTTTAGTAAAATGACTCCTGGTGAACGTAATTCTAGTTGGAATTTTAATATACTGGATGTGCGTTGTGTTAATAGACATATTTCTTTCTTTCCTACTCAATTGAACTATCGAATTGATGGTTATTTAGAGTATTTGGGAGATCGAGTGTTGAAATATCATGAACGTGCTAAACGTGAGAAGGAGCTTTTCTTTAATAAGAAAGCCCTTTGTGATTGCGGATGTTCTATTGCTCTGCATCGTATGCGACTTTCTATGGTTGATACTGATTTGCCTGAAGAACAGTGTGTTCAATGGGGTGAAGATTCGTGGGTTTCTAATTCGTTGAGATGTGATGATTTTATTGTAGAATACAATAATCAGAACAAATTGACGAGAAAAGTTAGGTTGTATGCTACGAAGGCTCATTTCTTGATGAACAAGAAGGTGCTAGCTTATAGCGCCTCTACAGTTCTAGCTTTTGTGTCATTTCTGTGTGGATATACTTTGGTTGTTCTTGCTACTTTTCTTGTTATGGTAATTTCGTCGAATTTGACGAGTTATTGTACGGAAGAGATGCTAGAATCTACTGCTTTGAAGGTTGTTCAAATTGTATCGAAAGTTAATGAGTTCATGGAATTGGACCCTATTAGACGTTGTGAATTGTTGGCCAAAGAATATTATTTAAGGTTTGTTCTTTGGTGCAGACAAAAGCTTAAGCTTCTTTTGATGTTGTGTGGCGCTGGCGGCGCTGCTATGTTTATTAAGTATATGATTAAAAGAAATGTTAAGATTGACGGACTCGCAAATCCTATTTACGAGAAAGATGTCGATCCGGACAGTATGATCGTTACTAATTATAGACAAGAAGCTAATTTTCCTGAAATTTTAAGGAGAGAGTGGGGAAAGACTGAAAGTGTTATGAATCGGGTTGATTTAATGACGCTTGGTACTTCCATGGATGCTCTTGAGACTATTGTTCGTAATCAATTACAGCGATGTTATTTGTTACTTGAAGGTGAATCTAAGGAAAGATGTCAAATACAATTTCTACTTCTTTCTAATGATTTCTTCGCGATAAATAGACATTATTTGTTTGATGAAAATGGCGCCCCTCGGTGTCATAAGTTTACGCTTTTTCCAAAAGCTTGGCCTCATTCCTTTTTTGTAAAAGATATGATATCTGACCCCACTGTTGAGTGGGTTATGTTTAGGCATAATATGCCGTTTGTTTGTCGAAGTTTGATGAACTATTTTCCTAAGGACCCCGTTAAATATCAGATTGATGTTACTAGGGTTTCTTCTACTGGAAGTCACAAGGCTGTGGCTAGTCCTATAAACAGACGCTTCTTGGATAGAAGTTATGATTCTTTAGAATGGAATGATTCTTTAGTGGCTGGAGACTGTATGTCCGTGTTGCTTGGAAGATTTCATTCTGGTGTAGGAATTATTGGTTTTGTTTATTATGGACTTAATAGTTCTGTGGATAACGGTAATTGGACGAGAGTTGGTGCTACGTTGGCCTGTCAAGAGGTTTTTAGCCGAATGGTTAAACCTCTAGATGAACCAATTGTGAACGATTGTTCGTTGCTCGGTGGAAACTTCCAAGTTATTGCTGTTGATGAACATTCTGATGTTCGAAATGTTGAAAGTCCTTTTTTGGATGTGCTGGGTACTGAACCCGGCGCAACTAACCATTTTAGGAGTTCTAAGAGACGTTCTCGTTGGTATGATCATTTCTATTCGAAGTTGTCGAAGGGATTTGATTATGCAAAGAAAGTTTCCGGACTGACTAAGGATGGTATTTATAAAAGTGCTTTTCAGCATACGATGGAGGGATTTGGCAAAGGCGCTGATTTTCCTGTAGAGCTTGGTATAAAAGCTGCTGATTCTTATCTTGAGGATTGTTTTCCTCAGTCATTTGTTGATGAGATGAAAATCAGAGCTACACCTGTTAAGTTGACGGAAGCGTTTTTTGGTGTTGCTGAATTGGGCATATCTAGAATTTGCTTTAAGACTTCTTGTGGTATTACTTGCCGTGAGGCGGGTATTAAGAACAAGTATGATATGTTTGTTGAGTATGAACCTGGAAAATATAGATTTGATGAAGGCGTCAAAGAACGTATTCAAACCACTTTGGATAAGTGGGAAAAAGGAATTTTGACGATTCCTCGTGCAGAATATGTTGCGAAAGATGAAATTAGAACTACTGAGAAATTAGATGACTATAAAGTTCGTTTGTTTACGAACTTAGAAGCTGAGTTTAATCTTCCTACCAGAATGATGACTATTTCTATTGTTGTCTTATTTTTGATGTATCCTAAGCGTACTGAGTGTTATGGAGGTATGAATGCTGGATCTAAACAGTGGGATGAATTTGCCACTTGGATTTTGCATGAGGACTTCCTTCAACTTGATATGGATTTTAAGTGTTTTGATTCCTCCCACAATTTGGGAGTTTATCGTGTTATTGCTTACTTCATGTTTAAGTTGTCTCTTCGTTTAGGATATACAGTTAAAGCTGCGTTTTCTGTTTACATTTGTGTTAGGAGTGGATCTATTCAATTTATGAGATACATTTTAACCTGGTTTTTAAAATATGGAGGTCTGTCTAGTGGATGGATCTTAACTTTGTTTTTTAACTCGGTTGAGAATAGTATTCTTATGAGAATGGCTTTTGATACTCTTGTTGAAGATGTTTCTAAGGGCAACTTTCAAAAATTTGTTCGTGTAGGAACTGTTGGAGATGATAACGCTTCTGGTGTTGCTAAGAGTATTTCGCATCTATTTAACCTCTTAACTATTGCTCCGCTTTATAAGAAGTGGGGCTATGATGTTACTACGGCAAAGAAAGATGCTAATATGTCGGCTTTTGTTGATCCAAGTGAATTGCAATTTGTTAAGAGAAAGTTCGTCTTTAATGAACTCCTCAATGGATATGTTGCTCCCCTCGATAAAGATTCTATCTACAAGGCTTTATGTTTTGAAGATAAGAAGATCGGGGTTACACCTGTTCAACGTTTAGTTGATGTTGCTCTTAATGCGCAACGAGAAGCTTTCCTTCATGGGAAAGAGTTCTTTTTCCAGTTCCAGAGTGAACTGAAGGTCGCCTCTTTGGCGACAGATATAGATGTTAAGATGTTAGACTTTGATAGTCTTATGCTTGAGTATACTGAGGAAAGATTTTCTACTTTTGATTGTTAATCCTTAGTGTACCGTCCGAAGACGTTAAACTACACAAGCCTGTGAAGGCCGAGGTTGGTATACCGCGTTAGCAAAATGCTACATCAGTTATGCATGGTGGTAAGAATTTGTTTTTGGAACTCTTTCGCTGTTTCGAACCACGACCCTGCTGATGATCTGTTTTTGAAAGATCTTCCCCACCGAACGTTGACTTATCGTCGGTGATGTATTTATTAAGTTGCAGAGTTTAACAAAAATGAAAATCCTACAACCGAAGTCGCATTAGGTGATAATGCGCGAGTCTTGCAAGATGAGACTGAAATTAAAAAAGTGAATGTAGTTCGCTCTCTTCCCCAAAATATGACGAAGTCAGATTTTAAAGAGTTTGTTGATCATCCAGTTTTGATTTATCATGCGTTATGGACGTCTGCTACTTCGATTTTTACAATCAATGATTTGATCGCAAATTATTTATTTACTATCGCCGGAACTCCTATGGCCAATAAATTGGCAAATTTAAGTTACGTGCATTGTAAAATTAGAATTAAAATCGTTGTGCAAGGACAACCTTTCGCAGCTGGACAAATTGTATTTTCGTTCACTCCTTATGTTGGTATGAATCAATATGCTCAAACGACTGATGGCGTTGTTACAAATAACAAAGTCAATTGTAAAGTCGTCCCGCATTTGATTGTTGATCCTTCGAAAACTCAATCTTATGAAGTTGATCTTCCAGTATGTACTCCTAATAATTTTTACTCTATTAAGAGTTATAATAATTTTGGGAGTTATACTATGGATGCTATACCTTTTAATCCGTTGTTCAGTGGTACTGCTACTGCTGCTTCTGCTGGTTTGTGTGTGTATATGTCACTTGTGGATCCTGTTTTCGAAGGTCTTACTTTTTTGAGTAATGAATTTGAGAATGAGAAAAAGGGTGGTTTGTTGAGTAATTTTGCCAGAGGTGTTGGCAAATATTCACCACTCTTGTCTGTTGTTTTTCCTGAAGCTGCTCCTGGGATCACTCTGTTTTCTAAGGTTTCGAATGTTATTGGTGATGCTCTTTCTTATCTTGGCTTTTCTAAGCCTCAAATTGTTGACAACACTACATTTGTTCTCAATAGATTTGTTGATAATTATTCGCAATTCGATGGCACTTCTACAGCTTTAGTATTAGGTGGTTCTCAATCTACTACTTTAGGAATTGGACCAGGACTGGTTGGTTATAAACCAGAGGAGATGTCTTTGGCCCATATAAGGACTATTAAAGGTTTGATTCGTCAAGTTGATATTTCGCCGTCTTTTGCGAATGGTCAATATATCGATGGTTTTCCTGTTGATCCTACTTTGACCATTCAACCTTCTTTGTTGAAATGGTGGCCTACGCCGTTAGGTGGATCTTGTACTCCTTTTGGGTATTGGACAGGGGATTTAGAATATACTTTTGAATTTGTTGCTTCTGTTTTTCATCGTGCCACTGTTTTGATTGCTTGGGACCCAAATATGAATTTAGGTGCCCCTCCGACTTTAGCTAGTGCCTTGCAAGTTTTACAGAATGTAACTGTTTATATTAGTGGAAACACTTCTGTTAAAGTTACTATTCCATGGAAGCAGGCGCTGCCTTGGTCACAAGTATCTGCAGTGCATCTTGATAATGGTGTTGGTCCCACTGAATGTAATGGAGCTATATATGTTTATGTAGTGAATCCCGTTACCTCTAATGGTTCCACTGATGGAGTACAATATAATGTGTATATTTCTTCTTCCAATATGTTGACGGCGTTTCCTGAGCCCTCTAAAATTCTTAGCAGCGTTGCTGATTCGCAAGCTGTTACATTTTTGTCTGCTGAGTTTACTCCCGTCACAGATGTTTCTTTTGGTCCAAAAACTGATCTTTCTTTTTCTGAATTGAAATCATTTGGAGAATCATATAATAGTGTCAAACAACTGACTAGTAAGCTTGGGCAATATTTTGGGTATAACCAGACTGTTGACAATACTTGGACTGCTCCATATTTGGAGGTCGCTATTGTCAATTTTCCACGTTCGATTTTCTTTGCTGATAAAGGCAATTATCAAACATGGACTTCTGAGAATTTATTTACTTATTTTGCTAGAGCCTATCTTGGTTATAGAGGAGGGGTTAGATATAAGTTCCATGTTGCTGATGTTTCTGGTAATCAACCTGATGACATTGTTCATCAGCATTATTGGAGTAGAAATGATATGGCGACCGCATCATCTTATGTGGTTTCCGGTGATGATTTTTATACTTCAACTACTGTTCCATTTGATTCTCAAACTTGTTATGCCTTTACTCAAGGTAATAGAGAGTTGAGTCCAAATTTGGATGTTGTTTGTCCTATGATTATGCCCGTGGATTTTGTCGCAACTAGAATTCGAACTGCTACATATGGAAATTATGCGTTTTTTGATGTTCCAATTACAATACCCCCTTCTATTGACGGAGCTCACCATGTTAATGTTACTGTTTGTAGTGCATCGGCTGATGATGGTCAGTTTGTTTGGTTCCTTGGTTTTCCAGGTTTGAACCTAAATTAAATTCCACTTTTGTGGTAGATTCTGTAATTATTGAATCAATAGCTTCTAGCTCAGAAGCTTATAAAATTGAGTAGTCATGAAGTTAAATTCATGCATGTGGCTGAACATTTTTCAGCAATTTTTAAATATTTCAGATGTGTGTTTGTTATTAAACTAAGCAGCATGCGGTTTAGTCCTTGATTTGCGGTAGACCTTTATGGTTGGACCCGCAGTGTGACTGCCTAGACTTTCTCACATACTAGAATACGATCGACATAGAACATGTGTCGACACTAAAAATACCTATTTATATTGTAGTGATTACATTTAATAAGTACATTTGTGTGTAGTTCTTTAGAGCTTTTCATGCAGGTTAGAATAACCTGTGGAATTTTTACTCTATCGTAACGATTGTTT